CTGTCATAGCTTTACCTGTTTTCTTTGCGTATGATTTAGCTTCTTTCTTACCTTTTTCTGTGTAAGCAAATTTCATTTTTCCGACCATTGGCATAATTATTTCCTTTTCTTTTTAGACATACCGCTAACTGATAAAGCTATTGCGGTGGCTTGTTTAGGGTTTGACACTTTCTTTGATGACTTACCTACGTTTAAAGTTCCTGCACCAAATTCTTTAAATACTTTCTTCATCTTTGCCATCTTGCCTGCTTTTGTCTTCGGTACTGATTTCATGTGGTTTCCTTAACTTAATAAATCTGTGGTCATATCTGCAATCATTACACAGGCTATACTCGGTGAAGTCAAAAGGTTCACCGCATTGTTCGCAAATAGATAGTTTCATAAAAAGAAAAAGCCCAACCAAGGAGAGAGTATGGTCAGGCTTTTGTGGGATTACGTTATTAACGGACAGGAGTTGTCCAACAAGTAGTATTATAGCACACTTTACTATATCTGTTCAACAACATTATGCGTTTATTCGTCTTCCTGCAATAGTTAAGAGGTTATCGTAAGCCATGTCTAATTGCCAATAAAAGGCTAATGGTGGTTTAGCACCTAAGTATTTAGCATAGATAGCGTCTTGTTGTCCTTGTTCTAAGCTATGCACTATAGCGTGTATGGTTCTAACATTACTCATGTCCTGGGCAGAACACATTTCTTCAAACGCTTCTGAAGTTGACTCGCCTCCTGAAGACATCCCTATGCTTTTAGATGGATAACCTAACTTATGATTATCCGACTTCATCCATAAAGCCCAATCCTCTAGGATAGACAATAAGCGTTCCATACTAATCATTTAGTCTCCACAAAAACAAGGTATAGTTTCGTCTACAAATAATTGAGATTGTTCATCATTAAACTTTCCCATTTGTGCATAAGTAGGTCTGTCTTTAGCAAATCTAGCACCAATCTTTTCTTCTTGTTTAGCCCACCATTCAACCCTTAATGGATTTTGTTGAATAAGACTTGCAAGTATTTTAGTTCCCTTTAAGAAACATAAATCACAATTAGATGCACCACTTGACTTTGGCAGCTCTAAATCAAAACCATTGTTGTTCCAAAAATCCCATACATCTTTTTCAGTAATTCCATCTCTAGCTAATGGCATAAACTTATCTTCTTGAGTAGATATTTTAGCTACTCGTCTAGGCTCATCTGCTCTTATGCCAATCAATGTTGCATATTCTTTAATTCCAATAGACTTTAAATACCTATGAATTGCTTTAACTTTTAATTCTTGTGTGCAAAACCGCATGGATTGATTTGGTAGAAACTTAGCTTTATCTATTAATTGTTCAAACGGTTCACCTTTACGACTTGCATTATCATAATTTACAACTTCAAAAAATGGTTTAACTTTCCTATATTCTAACCAAGTAATAGGCACATTCCAATTTACAGAACAATCATTAACAAACTTTAATGTAGCCTCTTCTTCTTTACCTGTGTTAGCAAATATAACCATAGCGTCAGATGGCAATCCATTATTGCTTTGTAATACTCTCCATAACATATAGGCAGATGTGCGACCACCACTAAAGCTAATAACCGTTGGCTCTATAATCTTAAATGGGTCACTCATAGTTACCTAGAGTATAAGTTATGCTTTCCCCAAATGTTTCTTGTGTAGTTCTTTGTTGAAGGTTATGTTTAGCATCATCTGCGTTATGACTTATAACGCCTTTTATCTGGTCATCTGTAAAGTTTGCTGTGTGTCCAAATATAGCTTGTAGTGGATGTGGTTGTGGAATGTAATAGTGCATAAGTCTATTATCGTTATCTTTATAAGCATGGATAATATTTTTATCTCTCATGTCTGTTAGTATATTTTTTGTAATAGGATAGTTAGATTCTATATGCCGTGCTATTTCATTTATAGTTCTAGGTTCTGTAAGGTAAGCTAGTATTTTATCTTTGTTACTCATGATATGTCCTTAACTTTACAATGCCACTTCTTCTTATCGTCTTGATGCCAACCATGCACATGAATAGTCCAACCAGCATCACGAACATAACCTACGTTTTCATGGTCTGCTATCTTCTTTACTCTAGCTGACATATTTGTTGCTGTAGTTGTTTGCACAGCTAATGTTTCTTTTCCTTTTAAAGCTAGTATGTCTATAAAACCAAACAGGTCTTGTCTTGTCTTGCTCCAATTATTCCAATGCTCTGTAATCCAACATGTATATCCTTCTTCTCTTAACTTTTTAAGACTTAACTGCGTTGGGCTAGTTGCCATCAAATTGACTTTCGTTAGGTTTAGATGTTCCGTCTATAAATCTTTTCTCTACATTACCTGTAGAACGATTAAGTTCGTATTCATAAGCATGTGGTGATATATCATCACTGTTCGTTTTCTTTTTAAAAATCTTGTCCCAGTTGTCTTGTGCTTCTTGTTCAGAAATTAACAATGGTCTTCTTCCAGAACCTTTACCCATTACTTTACCTCCAAATGTCCGTTTTCAAATAACCAACCTATGGTGCGTCTATGAGCATCTTCCCATAAGTTTATTCTTTCTTCCCTACTTAACTCATTGCTACTATCCATCATAACATGATGCTTGTGGCAACAATAGCAAATGCGATAATCTTTTGCTTTAATTCCAGTGCCTTTTCCGTCACGCAACTGATTACTATGACAGGCTACCACAGTTCCGTCATTGCTACCACATAAAACGCATGGTGCGTCTTTAGCTAGTTTAAGTAGTTTAGGATTACGATAATTCATTTTTCCCCCATTGGTCTGCCATAGCATCTGCAATTCCCTGGTAAGTTTTACTTCTTATTTTCCATCTATCACTACTTGGTGCAAGTTTATTTTGACCTGAATCAGTTTGATTACCCCATCTTTTTTTATTGTTAATTATTCTAGGCTCAATAAAATTTGTTGGAATAAGTTTTGGTAAATTTTTTAACCATAAACAAGTTTTTTTACTAGCATCATGTCCAAATTCATACGGTTGAATTATTTGGTCAGGTTTTCTGATTTCACTTGATATAATGCTTATTGGATTTTCTAAAGCAATCTTTTCAATATTAGCGTTGAGTAATTTTTTAACAAAGTCTAAAGCATCTATAGTTAATTTAGGGTCTCTTAATCCTCTTTTAGTCCAGTGCATACCACTTACTGATAAATATGTGCATGGTGGATGTGCTATCATCATATCCCAGCCATCGTTAATAATATCCATAACATCACCTTGATAGTGTTTACCTAGAATATCTGTTGGCTCAATATCACATGAAGTTACATCATGACCTAACTTTGTAAATGCTTCTCTTACAGCTCCGCTAAACTCACAAGCTATTAATATCTTCATTCGTAATCCCACATCCAACCTAAATTAGTTTGTGCCCAAATTTCTATTGAATTTTGGTATTCCGTCATGTCAGATGTTGTTAGCTTTGTAGTAGACTTTATAAGCTCTACTGGCATACCTGCTATTTCTGTTTGGTATCTTAAAAATTTATATCCCATAAGTTCATGTATTTTATCTTTTTCAATACCTGTGTGCTGAGATATGCTTGTATATAATTGCCATAGTCTTTCGTTTTGCTCATGACTTCTGTTAAGTTTAGCGTCTGTTACTGTTACTCTCCAGCGTTTAGTAAAGTCAAGACTTTTTAACTTCTCTACAAACATTGGTAAATTGTCTTTTGTTAAACTCCATTTCAACATCATTATATCCTTTGCTTTTAAATATTCTTCCATCAATCAAAGTAGCCTTGTAAACCATATCCTTGTCCCATTTAGCTACGTCTTTAATAAACTTATTAGCTGAATTATCATCACTCATCTTGGTGGACTCTCGTTATATCGTAAACCTTTTTGGTCAAACCAAAAGTTAAATGAACCTTCCCATTGTGCATTACGCTGCTTCTGAACAAAGACCTTTGCATCTGGAATAATCTTTAACTCGTCATCCGAAGTTTTACCTTCTTCTATTAACTTCTCTTTGTATCTGTTACGCCATACACAAATGATATTATCACATAAGTTACGAATATGCGAACTTCCCATAATGTTTGTAGCATCTGGTATCTCTGACTCGTCTTTAAGTTTTCTAGTATGTGCTACTAAAAAAATACTTACTTGTAAATCACGTGCTATAACCGCTAAACTGTTTGTCAATCTTTTCTGTCCATCTAATGACTCTTCAGACACGTCATCCAATTTCATAAGACTGTCAATAATAAATACATCAACTCCTAACACATGCTTTCCATAATGTAAAGTTGCTATCATATCTTCCGACTTAGTGCTTCCTGTTTGGTCGTATATATATAACTTGTCTTTTGCACGTTCACAAAACTTACGTATGTAATCATCTGTTGGCTCTGGTGAACCTAATGCCTGTGTAATCATTCTAGCTAATGTAAGAACAGGTCTCATTTCTAAAGAAGCTATTAAACATTTAGTATTCTGTTTCATCATAGCTAATACAACTTGTGATAACCACATTGACTTACCATGACCTGATACACCGGTAAGAATTGTTAGTTCCGAAGACCTAATACGGAATTTATCTTCCGTCTTAATCCATCCAAGTGATTTGCCACTATGAACTTCTTCACTAAAATACTTGACCAAATCATCAGCAAATATATCCGTACCCTTAACCTTAAACTCTGCATTACTATATCCTTCATTATAAAATTGTTGAACTGTTGATTGGCTTACTGTTAGTTTGTCTATGACTTCGCCTATATTCATATTAAACGCCATGCAAATGTAATTATAATATAAGCTATTTTAGCAACTAATCCTATAGCAAGTAAAAATAAAACCCATGTAATAGTTTGACCTATAAAAATAGCAATTTTGTTTTTCATATACCACCTTCCCAAACTTTACGAACTTGTTGCACGTCACCATCATTCCATCTTTCCTGGTTGAGCAAAGTAAGTGGAGCTGGTGAGAAGCCATCTTTCCATGATTGAGTATCTTTCATTTTATTTACATACCCTATCACTTCATCTGCTATAGCGTCAATGTTTTTGTTAGCCCACCTTTCCATACAAGTTTTCTTATTGACCTTACGAACATTAGGATAGCTTTCCCAAAATTCTTCAAACCTGTTAGTCGTTTTAACGACATATATATCTTCTCTTATCTTCTCTTCTCTTCTCTTCTCTATCCTAACAGGCTCATAGTTTTCTACTAGTAATCCTCTAGTAAATAGTTCTTTTGTTATTTTATCAACAAAATCAATAGGATAATGAAGTCTAAAAGCTATTTCAAATAAATCTGGTAACACACCATCACTTTCAGAACCAAGACACCATAACTCTACTAAAACAGCTTTTTGTTCAAAAGACAGCTTATGTATATCTATGTTATTTATGTAATCCGTACCATAAAATTTGAACCATGTCATCTTTTTTTGGTATCTTGGGTTCTTAGGATTGTATAAATTAAACTTTTCCCAGTTTTTAATTTTATACATCTTTATCATCCAATCCTTTAGCAATAGCCATAATAATAAAATTTAATTCAGTTTCAGATAACTCAGTTCCGCCTTCTGTTAAATCTCCTGTACATACATCTAAGACTGCTCTAATTTGTAACAACGCTTCTCTTGCTGATAACATATTGCTCTCCATAAAGTTAATAATGCCAAAAAACATTAACATAACTAATTCTAGTTGTAAACTATTTATTTGTTAGAAAATGCTTGACAAGTGTTTTTTTGCCATTAAGATAGGCATTGTAGTAATTAACCAGGAGAGAAACATGAGTGTAAAAACAATGATAGTAATAGCAGTAGCATTTTGGGCTTATGTATGGCTTTGTTTACAAATCATGGGTAAGTTAGCAGGTGCAATATGAATAAATACCTATGGCTATTCCTTTTTGTGTTTTGGGGGTATATAATATGCAGAATGGTTTAGAACAGATAGCAGATATTCTTAAACGATTGAATGACGAACTTAAATTAGATAACGACAAATGGGAGAGAGCAAATGTCACAGCAACAACACTACGACCAAGTAATGATGGAACAACATCAACAAGAATTACAACAACAGGAGAGAAAGATGAACTATAACGAACTACGTAAGATTAATGTATCAGACCACATTGAGAAAAAGAATGGTCTATCATATTTATCATGGGCTTGGGCTGTGGATACTCTTCTACAGCAAGACCCAACAGCTTCATGGGGATATGGTGAGCCTAAACAGTTTGGTGAAACACTTATGGTATTTTGCACAGTCCATGCGTTTGGCAAATCTATGACTTCACAACTACCTGTGCTTAATTTTAGAAACCAAGCTATACCTAACCCTGACGCTATGGCAGTTAATACAGCTATGCAGCGTTGTTTAGCTAAAGCTATTGCGTTACATGGCATTGGTCTTTACATCTATAGCGGTGAGGATATTCCAGAGTCAGAACAACCAGCTCTAAAAGCAGTATCTAGCAAGGACTTTCTATGATAGAACAACGCACAGATGAGTGGTTTCAACAAAGATTAGGCAAGGTGACAGCATCCAGAATATCGGATGTTATCGCCAAGACTAAAACAGGCGTATCTACATCTCGTCAAAACTACCTTATCCAACTTGTATCAGAACGTCTTACAGGCAAGAAAGGCGATAGTTTTGTTAATCAGGCTATGCTAGATGGTATTGAACGAGAAAGTGCTGCTAGGGAGCTTTATATGCGAACTAGAGGGGTATCTGTAACAGAAGTCGGTTTCTTTGACCATCCTATTATTAAGAATAGTGGAGCTAGTCCTGACGGAGCTGTAAATGCAGAAGAAGAAGGTAAGTATGCGGGGTTGATAGAGATTAAATGCCCTATAGAAACTACCCATACTAATACGCTTATGAGTAAGTCAGTTCCTAGTAAATACATACCACAGATGCAATGGCAGTTAGCTTGTACCGGTGCTAAGTGGGTAGATTTTATCTCTTATAACCCAAATTTTCCTGAAGGAGAATTACAGTTATTTGTAGCAAGGGTTGATAGAAATGATGATATGATTAATGAGCTAGAAACAGAGGTCATTAAATTTTTAGACGAAGTAGACCAAACAATTTTAAAACTTAAGGAGTAATATATGGCTGAGTATAACAACACAAACACGTTTACGTTAAACAAGAATGACAAAGGTGATAATCCTAAACGACCAGACTATAGAGGCAAGTTAAATGTAGATGGCATTGAGTTTACTTTATCAGGATGGGTTAGAGAAGGTGCTAATGGTAAGTTTATTAGTGGTGCTGTAGCAATGGTTGCAACGGATGAAAGACTTAAACCTGCTGTTGAAGGTGCAGAAGAGGATGTTCCTTTCTAGGAGCATCCCCATACCGCTTATAACTATTTATTCATTACGTACATTGTTACTTCAAAGCCAAAACGCATTTCTGTTGCTGTTGGTGATGTCCACATAGCGGTTCTCCTTTCTTTTAGATTTATAATAGAATTATACGCTTGTGTTGGTTTGCTAGACACCAGATAATCATTAAAGGTTTATAATGGATATACATAACTTAGAATTAGATATAGCGTGTTATGCAACTGCTGTGTACCATGAAGTTAATAATAGAACACTTGAAGAAAAGGTAGGTGTCATAAATGTCATACGTAATAGGTTACATACTGGTTATTGGGGTCGTGATGTATGCTCTGTTGTTTATGCTCATGGTCAGTTTATTGGGGTTACGGATGAAAGTCATCCAGAAGTTAATACTAGGGCGTATTTGGAAACTAAACTTTTGGTTATTGATACGATTGTTCTTAATAAACATGCAAATCCAGTTGCAAATGCTTTATATTTCCATGATGACTCAATACCGCCAAAGAAAACATGGTTTGGTAAACGCAAAAAAACGCACATAGGAAGGATGGTGTTTTACTAATGAAAAAAGAACCTGTAGCATGGCTTTATGAGGAATTTGATGTTAGGTCTGGTGATTTAAAGAAGTCTTATTTATGGTCATTTCATCCTAACCAGCTCTCATATTTAAACGACCTAAAGAATACAACGCATCATATTAAGATAACACCATTAGTTCCTGGTGAACCTGTAGAAGAATATAAAGGATTATCTAAATATGATAGTAAACGATTAGTAGAAGCTAACAATGGACTCTAAACCACTAACCCAAGAAGAAATAATTAAAATATATAAAGAAGCATTTGGTAAGGGTGACCAACTTGTTACACTTGAAAAGATATTTAGATTTGCTAGACTTATAGAACAATTGCATGGAGTAAAAGATGTACACTAAACTAGATGACCAAAGACAAGCAAAGTTTGTTATAAACTATGTTACTGCACATCCTGGTTGCAGCATTAAAGAAATTGTGCAAGAATGCGTCATTGCTAGAACACGATTGAAATACTTGGAAAGTCAAGGATATTTGATTTTGCCTAAATGGACTTATAGCAATGAATTAGATAAAAGATTTAAGAATAGAAAATACGTATCTGTAACTGTAGGTAGGGAGTATGGGAAATGGCAAGAGCAGAAAAGATATTAGATGTAATAGTATGGTTGTTGATTCTTGGTGGTATAGGTTGGTTATTTTATGGTTGTTATCAGTTAATTGATTTATTTTTTCTAAGGGGATAGATATGGTTGATTTAGTGAATAGACCACCGCATTACTTGGTGGGAGGCATTGAGGCAATAGATGTGATTAAAAGTCGTTTAACTAAAGAAGAGTATATTGGGTATCTAAAAGGATGTAAGTTAAAGTATGACTTACGTTATCCATTTAAAGATAATCCACAACAAGATTTAGAAAAGTCTGATTGGTATAAGAACAAACTATTAGACGCTACTAAAGATGATGGAGTTGAGATTCCACCAGAACTAGAAGCTCAATTACAAAGGTTTGATGATGAGTAAAATCTATTGGATATTTATTGTGGTATTAGCTGCATTAGCTATTTGGGGAACAGAACAGGTTATGGCTCAAACTACTACTATTCTTGCACCT